ATTGGGCATGCTCACCACGTCAACGGGCCAGCCAGTATTCCCATACGTCGGCGCACCAAACCTTATTGGTCAAAACGCGTTTGGCAATTCGGCTGCAACATCATGGAACGGCAACCCATTGGGTCTTGTCCTTGTCGTTGACAAGAACATGGCTGGCGGTACCGGTTCGGGCGCTTTGCAAGGTGTCGTAGGACATGCAGCAGGCGCAGCAGCAGGCTTCGAATTCTACGAACAGCAAAAGGGCGCGATCTCAATTGACGTACCAAGCACCCTTGGCCGAACGATTGCTTTCCGTGGCTACGCAGCCGCGTTCATGGCAGACGCAACCAAGTTCGTAAAACTTCTTAAGTCATAATTTCCGAAAGGTAGGCCGTCATGGCCGTCTATTCGGTCTCACAAAAGTACATAGTTGACAACTACGCGGTTGTCGTACTACTTACAAACGCAGACCCGTTAGAGGTTGGTCAGTCTTTTACCCTTGCGGGTGTAGACGCAACCTTTAACGGTTCTTACACAGTCCACGCGCTACCACCGTTTCGGTTTTTAGGCGTTGACGAATACGGGTTCTTTTTGTATGACCCCGAGCAGCCAATCCAACATCAAGTGTTGTTTGCTAAGACCGCGGACAATGTCATTATTAGCCCGGCTACTGGCACCCTTACAACAACACCTACTTGCACATGGATAACCGCCGATAGTCAAGTTGAGGATTGGTTAGGAATAGGAACAGCCACCGCTGCCGATCAAACGTTTATTACCCAATGTCGCTTGGCTTCAAACGAGTTTTGTTTTCGCCGACGACAAGAGGCAAATTATCGCGACAGCCTGACCACGGTTCCTAATGCTTCCGTGCTTTTAGGTGCCGTTGCTTATGCAGGCTTTTTGTACCGTCAACGCGGTGCAGTAACCGACTTTGCAGGCTTTGACGGTTTAGCCGCTGGCGGGTCTATGGGCCTTAGCCCGATGATTAAGCAATTGTTGGGCATTGACAGGCCCGCGGTGTTTTAATGCCTGTTGCATACACCGACTTATTCAACGAGGCCTTAGACGACCTTACAGCCACGTTACAGACCGTTACAGGGTTGCAGGTAGTCAACGACCCGCGCAACATTGTGCCGCCATGCGCTTTTATTGACGCCCCATCATTTGAAGCGTTTAACTACAACATCGTAAAGATTACGTTTCCCGTGCGCCTAATTACCCTTCGCTAATGAACATGGCCGCAAAAGTGTTAGGCAAAAATGTGGCAGTAACCAGCGGCCGCCCAACCATTGCCATAATCGGTGGTAGTGAATTAGCGGCGTATGATCTCACTATTGAAATGCAAGCCCAAACGTCCTAAGGCGGTTACATGTACTACATCATTAAAAGCCCTCGAATAGGTGAAGTGGGCACAGAGTACGAACCGAAGCCGGGCACAAACGTACCCGCGCTTTTGTGGGGCGGTTTTATTGCCGAAATAAACGACGAGCAACCCGACGAAGTATCCACACCCGCACCAAAAAAAGGTGCTAAAAATAAGAAAGCAACGAAAGAGAGTTAAACATCATGGCAACCAGCACTTACTTAGCAACCCCGGGCGTTTCAGTAAACAGCGTTTCGCTAACCGACCAATGCACAGCAGCCGTATTTACGCACCGTTTTGACCAGTTGGAAAACACCACTTTTGGTCAGACGTCGCGCCAGTACCAAGCAGGATTGGGCAACCACGAAGTCACCCTTACCCTTTACCAGTCCTACGCAGCAAGCGAGACCTACGCAACGTTGGCCGCACTTGTTGGCAACAGCGACATTGACGTAGTGGTAGACGCAGCAGGGGAACTCTTTACCCTAACTAATTGCGCGTTGCTTGAAATGCCAGTTGTTAACGCCGCTTTGGGCGAACTTTCTACCATCGACATTACGTTTGTTGGTGGCACTTACAGCGTTGCATAAATAGCGCCGAACAATCGGCCCGACACGAAAGAAGGCACACATGCAATTAACCCTTGAAGTAACCAATCACGAAGGCACGTACCAAGTAAGTACAAACCTTTTTACAATTGTGCTATGGGAACGTCGCTTTAAACGCAAAGCAGCCGACATGGCAAACGGTATTGGCGTTGAAGACTTGTTGTTTTTGGCTTGGGAAGCAAGCAAGCAAGCAAAAATTGTTGTTCCGTCAGAATTTGACACGTATTGCAAACAAGTAACCAACATTGAGGTAACCGCGCAAGAGGCCCCAAACCCTACCCAAGCGGCACCTACCGCCGGCAATTAGCCGAACTGTTAGTTGCAACAGGGTGGGCGCCGCATTGGTATTCGCAAGTCTTTGACGCGCAAGACTTAGCAACGGTGGCTAAAGTTTTGGGGGAAAGAAACAAAAGGTAACCCCATGGCGCAACCAGTTTTACAGGTAAAAGGTATTCAAGAAACCTTGGCGCTATTGCACAAAATAGACCCGTCCTACCGGCGCACAATCACCAAACGAATACAGCGAAGCGGTGAAATAATTCTTAACGAAGCCCGCAGCATGGTGGCCCATTTTGACAACAGCAAAGGCAACGGCGCCCCATTGTCGGGCATGGTTCGAGGCAACCTAGTTAAAGGACGTGAAACTAACTGGCGAACCCAGCAAGTACAAAAAGGTTACAAAATTAAAGTAGGTGTACGCCCAAGCCGTGAACGCTACGTAGATTTCAACCGTGGCGGTTACACCGAACAAGTAGTTTTTGGTGCCAAGCCTTACCGTCTAATGGTTGTGCAATCAACCGACCCAGCGGGCGTGATCTATGACCATGCTGGGCGAAACGTAAGCAGCCTATTTGTGGCAAACCTAAACAGCCAAGAAGGCGGCCAACCGCGTGTTATTGACAAGGCCGTAACTAAGAACCGTGACGCCGTGCAAAACGACATACAATCGGTTATTAGCGACGTTGAAAAACGCACAAACACGCAACTAAAGCAGAGGGTTAAGTAATGGCAATTAACATACCGATTATTACGTCGTTTGTTAATACTGGCGTACAGGCAGCCGACAAACAACTTAAGGCATTTGGTACCAGCGCTAAAAACGTTGCGGGTGCGGTAGCCGGTTTTAGCCTTGCGGTAGGAACCGTTAAAAGTGTGATCGGCCCGATGATTACGGCCGCGTCAAACATGCAAGAAGCGCTAAGCAAAGTAAACGTTGTGTTTGGCCGTGGCGCTAAAGAAGTCGAGAATTTTGCCAACAGCGCCGCTAAAAACCTTGGCCAGTCTAAGCAAGCAGTTTTGGACGCTGCCGGCGTGTTTGGCACGTTCGGTAAAGCAGCGGGTTTAGCAGGCACAGATTTAGCGCTATTTAGCAACGACTTTACAACCCTTGCTACCGATCTAGCGTCGTTTAATAACACAAGCCCCGAGGAAGCCGTACAGGCCATTGGCGCCGCGCTACGAGGCGAAGCCGAACCTTTGCGCCGTTTCGGTGTTTTGCTCAATGACGCAACCTTAAAACAAGAAGCAATGGCCCTAGGCATTTACGACGGGTCAGGCGCTTTAACAGCACAACAAAAGATTTTGGCCGCGCAAGCCGCCATTTACAAGCAGACCGGCGACGCCCAAGGCGACTTTATTCGAACAAGCGACGGACTAGCCAACAGCCAAAGAACATTGGCGGCCACATTTGAAAACGTTAAAGCAAAATTGGGTGCAGCGTTTTTAGATCAAGCAACAACCGCTACTCAAAACATTACGTTTTTGGCGCAAGCGTTTGAAAAATTACCTACGCCAGTAAAAAACAGCGGCGACGAAATAAACAAATTTACAAGCATTGCTTCAAAAATGTCTAACGTAGTTACCCTTGGTTGGAACGCGCTCACATTGTTACGTAAAGCGTTTGAAAGCACTAAAGAAACTGGCGCTTACAACGAAAACCTTAAAAACAGCGCACAACAAACCATGCGTTTAGCCGACGCTGCCGGTGAAGCCAAAAAAGAAGCGGCAGGCCTTGACGACAAAGTAGGCGGCGCAACCAAAAAACTTAGCGACCTTTATGACGTAATAAAAGACAAATTGGCCGACGCGCTTGACGACGCAAAAGACCAACTAAAAGACGCGCAAGACGCGTTTCGAGATTTTGGGCAATCCGTTGCCGACGGAATAAAAGCCGGGTTTAGTTTTGCCGACGCTAAAGAAGCAGGCGTAGAAACTGGCGGCGGTTTCCTAGCCGGGTTACGTGACCAAGTAGCCGGAGTAAAAGAATACGCCCGCAACGTTGACACATTGCTTAAGCGAGGACTTAGCGAACAAGCCCTAAGCGAAGTGCTAAATGCTGGTTCGGAAGCGGGCGCGGCTATTGCAGCCGAATTGGTGGCAGGTGGCCAAGAAGCCATTACAGGCCCCAATGGTGTTAACGCATTAGTCGAGACCGTACAAAACGTGGCAGCCAAACTCGGACTAGATAGCGCGGAACGTTTCTACCAAGCAGGCGTAGACCAAGGCAAAGCGCTAGTAGCGGGCTTAGAAAGCGTGTTAGCGAAGTATGAAAAGATTTTAGCAAACCCGAAACTAACGACAAAGCGCCTAGAAACTTTGTTAGACAAAGCGCAAACCGACATTTCATTTACGCAGATAACAGCCGGGCAAACGATTGCTACCCCAGCACCCACAGCCTCAAGCATTGCCAGCGTTAATCAAGCAAAGGCAGCTCGAACAGGTGGCGCCCCGGTAACGGTAAACGTTAATGGCGGGCTAGCCACAAGCGCCGAAATTGGCAAAGTAGTAACCAACAGCCTCAAAGCGTATGCACGGCAAACAGGCCCGCTAGAAATACCGACGGTTGGTTACAGGTAATGCCCGGTACAGCAATCGCGCAAGCCGGCAACTATTCCCTGTTAGTTGATACCGGTTATGACGTCAACAGTTTTACCCTTGACGACGCGTTAAAAGGTTTATTAAACGGCACGTTTCCATTAGGCCCGGGTAGTGACTTTGCCGACATTACCGACAGCGCAACCCAAATAAGCATTAAGCGCGGTAGGCGCGACATTGGCGACCAGTTTGGTGCTGGAACCATGACATTTACTATTAACGACGTAGACGGTATTTTTAACCCGTTTGATGAAACAGGGCCGTTTTATAACACGCCCGACGCGTTGCCCGGGCTTGCCCCATTGCGCGCCGTTGAATTAATCCGCTACGACGACAACGACAACCCCGAATATTTGTACCGCGGAAAAGTGGTCAATTACAACTACAACTTTGCGTTAGATGGCATAGACACCGTGACCGTGTTTTGTAGCGACAATTTCTATTTGCTTAGTCAGACGTTTATGGACGAACTAAACGTTGCCGTTGAAACATCAGGCGAACGCATAGAAACCGTTTTAGACCTACCCGAAGTGCAATACCCGACGGGTGCGGCTCGAAGCATTGACCCGGGCACCGTAGACCTAGGCCACGACGCCGCCTATACCGTGCCGGGCGGTACAAATGTTTTAGGGTATTTGCTACAAATAAATCAAACCGCAGAATTTGGCCGTTTGTTTATGTCACGATCAGGGGTCTTGACCTTTACGCCGCGTGTAGGCACAACCCTTAGCGCGCCCGTGATTGACTTTATGGACGACGGCACGGGCGTACCCTACGACGGGCTTGGCATAACCTTTGAAGCGGACGCTGTAACC